TACCTCAAGACACCCGAGGAATGCCAGCACTGGATTCCCGAGGCTAAAACAACGGGACCCGCTATTTCAATCCAGCCCGAAAAGTAAAACAACGAATGTCCAGGAGCCTCAGGGTTGCCGCGCACCCGCCAGAACTCGGAAAGAGAGAGCCGAGCCTGGAGTAAGTCGAGGACGGTGGAGGCCGATCACCACCGACGAAAAAGAACGGGCCAAGACGCTTACCAGATCAGGCCCCTTCGGGGGCCTTCCGCTTCTTGAAGATCCCCAGCTTCGGCGTGTAGGCATCCACAGCCTCGCTGAGTGCCGTGGGCGCCAGGTGGCCGTAGTAGCGCTCCACCATGCGGGTGTCACGGTGGCCGAGCTGGGCCGCGACGTAGATCAGGGGCATGCCCTCATTGACCAGGCCGGAGGCGTAGGTGTGCCGCAGCTCGTGGAAACCGAGCGACTTGATCCCCGCCGCCTTGCAGGCCTTCCGCATGCGGCTGACCTGGTCGTAGGGCATCCAGTCGTCCTTGTCCTCACGAGAATCCCTGGCCACGCCTGTGTGCTTGAACAGCGGCTCGTCAGCGGCTCGTCCCTTGGTGAAGCGGATGAACCAGGGGACCGATTCCTTGGCCAGTTTGATATGGCGGCTCTTCCCGTTCTTGCCCCTCTGAATGAAGAGGGTCTTCGACTTGGCATCGAAGTCGTGCACCTTGCACCGGCTCAACTCGCCGTACCTGGCTCCCGTGGCAAGGGCGCCGATCACCAGCGCCTGGAACTCCGGATCGGTGATGGCGTTCACCAAGGCCTGGTGCTCATCCTTCTCCAGGAAGCGCACTCGGGACTTCCCCACGTCCTTGAACGGCATCACCTCCCGCCACGGAGCCGCCCCGTGCACCTTCCCTTCCTCCATGGCCATGTTCAGCGCGGCCTTCAGGTTGGTCAGGATCCGGTTGGCCGTGTCCTTGCGCTGGCGGATCTGCTCTGGGTCCGTGGGTGGGTCGTGGTGCTCTGGGTCCGCCCCGCGGGCGACACTCTTCCGCTTGCCCTGGGCCGCCAGCTTCTGGTGCCATTCCTCGAGCTTCTTCTTGGTGAGCCTCGAGACATCCTCTTCGCCCAGGGCCAGAAGGATGTGAGCATTGATGCTGAGCTCCACGTTCTTCGCGCTACCAGCGCCATCCTTGACCAGGCGGGCGAGGTAGGCCGCCATGACATCCTTCACCAGATAAGGGCCATCACGGGGCACTTCCCCGCCTGCTGCTAGAATGGCCTTCCCTTCCTGTTCTTTGAACCACTCCTCGGCCTTCGTGGTTGCCTGGGCATAGGTGAGGATGGCCATCCCATCCGCTGTCAGAAAGTCGTCAGCGTGGCCGATGGGAGCCTGCGTCATCTTCTTGGTGTCTCGGTTGTAGAACCGGGCGGTCCATGAACCGGCTGCCCCGTTCAACGGTCTCCGGTACAGGAGGTAGCGCCCCAGGGCCAGCGTCTCGGTGTGATCCGTGCCCGGCTCCAGCTTCTGCCGCTGAGACCAGAACTCCAGGTTCGCAGATCGCTTCGTTCTGGCCACCACCACCCCCGTCCGCAAACCATCCGCAAACCACAGAGTGGGACAGGCTAACACCAGGGCAAACCGGAACGGATGTATGCTTGATTCCAGATGACTTATTGTGTTCATCTCGTTCCGTCAAGGCACGGAAGCACCCCATGCCGGGCCTTGACACGGTGGGGGTCGGCGGTTCGAGACCGCCCGCGCCAACCAGCTAAGAACAATGAAGGCCCAGGTTTAACCGCCTGGGCCTTCCCCTTTTGTGCTGGCAATTCGTGCCCGTCCGCAAACCATCCGCAAAACACAGCCCGCGAAGGGCAACGTGCCGGAGCGATTTCGGTTGGCCGAAGACGGTTAAACGTAGAGCGGAATCGTCCCGACGATGTTGCCGGTCTGGTCTACGAGCGATAGCTGCTTGGTGACGCTTCCAGCAGGCGCCCCGGCTGCCACCTTATTCGATGACAAGTAGCCCCCGATCATGGTGAGACGCTCCAGCGTCGCTCCGGCGGCCTTGCTCTCGTAGGTGATGGTCGGATTCAAGATAGTGTTCATGATGCTGCGGATGGTGCTTGTATCTCCCGCATAGATTCCGATTGCGCTGTTGTTGATGTAGCAGCACTCAACCGTGAGGTCTGAGGTCCCCACCGTTGCCACCGCGTAGGGGGAAAGTGCTGCATCAATGCGGAAATTGCTGGCATAGCCACGGAGCGAGCCCGTTGCCCACTGGAGGGCGTTCCCCGCGCATTTTTTAATAGAACCACCCTTGATCGAAACATCATCACCCTCAACCAGAAAGCCTTGGGCCGTGGCTCCGTTGATGCTGATGTTGCTGAATTCGATCCCCTTGGTTTTGCCCACGGCGATGGTGCGTACATAGATGGCGGGGCCATTCCCATAGCCCCCAGCGGTATCCGCCACCATCACCACATTCGAAACCAAGGTGTCCAGCAGGTTCCCCGTCTTCCCGGCCACCAGGCACCCGATGCAGATGCCACCAGTGACCGCGGCGTTCCAGTCCTTGACCGTGAGCCCATTGATGTAGTTCCCACCACAATCGGTGTCCAGGATATTAGTGATGGCCCCGCCAGAACTGCATCCGTCAGAGATACACCCAACGATTCCGCAGTTGTTCGATTCCTCGATCACGAATGCTGTGTCGGTGCAGTTCTTGGCGATGCAGTTGGAGATCAGGTTGTCAGTTCCGCTTGTGTAAATGCCGTCGCTGTTGTTAGACGGCAAGTCCCCGCAGTTGATCAACCTGCCAAGATTGATTTGGCACCGGATGCAGTTCCCGCCGAACCCCAAACCTGTGGCAGAGATTCCACCGTAGCCGCGTGTGTTCTTCGCAGTGCAGTTCTCCATTGTGGAATCAATGCAGTCGATGAAGGTGGCTCCACAGAACCGAATGGTCTGGCCCGAAGTACGACCGGCTTTATTGGCATCGAAAATCAAGGATTCAACCATGACGTTCGTTCTTCCTGTGGCCAACAACATGTATTCGAAGTTGGTCCCATTCATGGCTTTGATGGTCGGCTTTCCGATCCCCTTGAGTGTGATGTCGTCCCTTGTGGCGGTGAGCTGAGAGCCAATGTTGTAGGCGCCATAGGGGAAGATCACGCACCCGCCAGCGGGGCAGTTGGCCAGGGCCAGCTGGATCCCAGGGGCATCATCGTTTCCGTCTGCCTTTGCTCCCCAATCCTTGACCGAAATAATGTCGGTATTTTTATCGGTCTGATTTCTGGGAACCGCACCTACGAATGGCTGACGGGCGCTCCAGAGGGTGCCGCCAGCTGCCCATCCCCAGGCGGCCATCGTTTCGCTTGCGATGGTGCCGGGCGTGGTGCTCAGGTTGTAGGTTCCATTCCCGCCTGTACCTGTGCCAAGAGAAGCGATCGTAGTGCCATCGGGGATCCCGACACCAACGATGGACATCCCTACGGCAAGCACGCCCGCAGTGGCCGTCACGGTCAAGACGTTGGTGGCCACGGATGCGGTGACGGAAAACGGTCCCGTCGCAGGGTCTACCGAATTTCCGTTGATCAACGAATACCAGATGGTGCCCTGGCTGGAGGTGACCGCCATGCCCGCCGAATAGCCTCCAATCGCTGCAGCCAAGGAAGAGCTGAAGGGATACTGGCCGCCCGCATTCTGCCAGGCCGTGTGCTGGGTGATCCAGTTCAGGATGCCATTGAAATCGGGGCCCGCCGGAGGAATTCCGCCTGACGAAATAGGCTGCATCGTGATCGCCGGGAAGCCATCCGCGAGTGAGGCCAGAGGGGATGAGGAGGCCACGGGGATTGTGTTCTTCAGTCCCGTAGCATTCGCGAAGGGCGCTGGCATGAAAGTGGGGAAAGTGAGGCTCACATTGGCTCCCTAGATTTCGATGATGGAAAACGTCACGCCGGTGACGAATGCAGAACCTGATCCGCCGCTGTTGGAAAGGGAAAGATCCAACCAGTAGGCAGTGCCCACGGCCAGGCCGGGGATGATCACTCCAAAACCGAAAGGGACCTGGGCATTGGCTACGGTGGAGAGTGCTGGGTACTGTGCCAGGCCACCGGAAACAACTGTTCCGGTGAGAGCTGCTGAAGCGGCAGGAGCCGCGCCAGTTCCGTAGCGCAGCTGGGCCACCACGGTCTGGTTCGCGTTACTGTTCTGCATCATGCCGCTGACATGCACGTAGAGCCTGCCGCTCTTTGTTGGCGTGACGGCAATGGTCGAGCCCATGCCTGCCATCAAACCTGTGGTACTGACCACGGCTGCAGGAGAGAGGGCCGTCGTATTTGAGAATACAGCGCCAGCGGTCTGGGAAGTCACAGGGACTACCAGCCACCACTTGCTGCTCCCCGAATCGTAGGCCGCCCCATAGATTCCGCCCGCGGTCAGGTCGTTTGCGATGAGAGCGCCGCCCTTGCTATTAACCAGCGGAAGGGCGCCACCACCATTCAGATTGACCGTGACACCCGGAATAGTGTTCGTGACGGCAGGCTTGAAGAACACCGTCAGGCCGTTGTAGACGGACACCCCGGCAATCGTGAGGGCGATGGCATTCACCGCACCGATGTCCACCAGGTACCAGGAGTTTCCCTTCACGGAAGACACCATCGAGGCCCCGGCCCATGGCGCCCAGTTCGTCAGCGCCACGTTGGGATCCACGGTGTTCCCGTCCACCAGGTTGACCACAGAACCTAGTCCGCTGTTGAGCTGCACCACCGCGCCTGCCTTGTAGCCGGGGGATGTGGCGAAGGTGGAGCTGAAGGGGAACTGGCCGCCGCCATTCGACCAAACCATGAAGGTCGTGATCCAGTTCAGAATGCCGTTCATGTCCGCGCCCTTGGGGGCGAGTCCACCGGCGCTCACCGGCTGCATGGTGATGGCGGGAAAACCATCGGCCAAGGACGCCGACGGAGAGGACGCCGCGGCGGGGATGGCATTCATCAGCCCGCGAGTGCCGCTGGCTACGCTGCACCAGGGCGTGGTGATCAGGGGCGGGGCAGTCATCGTCATGTCTTGCTCCTACGTGGTGATGGCCATGAAACTGTTGTTGTTGAGCGTTCCCGACCCAAACGGCTGCAGGCCCGTGTTGGAGAACCCGAAGAGCGTCGTGAGGTCCGTGAGGTTGGCGAGATACATCTGCACCCCTGCCGGATGGGCGATCACCTTGGCCTGGGTGACCACAGCGATGTCTACGGGGGTGATCGTGAATTCGCAGACGATGAAGGCCGTCATGTTGCCGGAGTCGATCACGTAGGCGCGCCCACGACCCGCGAAGAGCAGCTGCAGCATTACGTTCATCGCAAAGGCCGAGCACCCGCTGATGTTCGCCAGGGCCTTCGCCAGCAGCATCTGCAAGAAGGCTGGGTCCGGCTGGGCGAAGTTATTCCCGGTGATAGTTCCACCCAAGAAGGGGGCATCGTTCCATGGCAACCAGCTGTTCGCTTCGATGAACCCGAAATAGGGCTGCAGGGAGGTATTTGGCATGTTCAGATTTCGATTCACACCCAGAATCCGTCCCCACACATCCAGGCCATAGCCTTGTGCTGTGTAGATGTTCCAGACCGATGAGTACCAGGCATTGAAGGGCGAACCCGTCATCAGGCCCGTCATGGTGCCCGTGGGGATCGGCGCGGCGAAGGTCTGATTCAGGAAGTAGGCAGTGACTGGGGACAACACGTAATCCGTGACCGTGACCGCCGCGGCATCCGCGAGGATAAAGCTCGTCGCTACGGCCCCGGCATTCTGCTCGATCTGGAAATCCGTGATCGTGATGTCCGCCGTGCTACCCGTGGAGAATGTCCCACGAAGGCCGAAAATCATGTTCCCGGAAGCACTTCCAGCGGTTCCCATCGGCACCGCGAACCGTTGAAGAGTTGTGGTCAGGCTCACCGTGGCATTGGCAGAAGAGATCGTGCTTCCACCAACGTAGAGCGTCTGGGCTGATGTATTCGACTTGGCCCAGAAAGACACCACCACAGGCTGCCCAACGGTGAGGCCAGAGAGCGCTGGTGTCCTTCTCAGGCTATAGTTCCCGACCGTCGTCCCCCCGCCCTGGTCGAACTGGATCCGTTCCGCGGTCATGAAGCCTTCTGGCCCCAATCCATAGTTCGCGGTGACCACCGGGTTAGTCCCCGTCCCCGCAATGAGATTTGCCCAGGCAGCATCATCCAGCTTCTGGCTCTTGCTGCAAAAGTTGGTTCTGGCGGTTGCGTAGAGCAGCTGTGTGCCCTGCCAGTCGGTCTTGGTGATCCCGCCCCCGGTGTAGAGGAAGGTCCCGGTGACGCCGTCTCCCACCGAAGGGAGAACCCCCGCCAGGGCCACGCCTGCCGCGGGGATCGAACTGAACACAGCGTTGGATGAAACGGCCGAGTTCGGCGCGGTGATGATGGTTCCGAATGCCGGAATCCCCTGGCCGTTGATCTGCTGGCCAACCACCAGGCTCCCGGATGACACGGAAGACACCGCGAGGATGTTGCCCGTGATGGATCCAGAGAAGGTGGCCCCAGTGCTGGTGACAGGAATCAGGGACGGATCGACGGCCGTGTTCCACGAATTCAGCAGGGCCTGCAGCACAGGGCTGTTGGCGTACTGACTGATGATCGTGGATGGCAGATTGATCATGCGAGCACCAGCGACACGCCCGCGCTATAGAACACGGGGAACTGGTTGATCTGCTGGAGCTGGCTTTGGGCGGTCGGAGTCGGAGCCGTTCCCACCTGCACGTTCATGATGATGGCGCCTGGGAGGATCTTTTGAATCGTCTGGTAGAACCGGCTCCCGAAGACTGTCCCTCCGATTGCAGCCGGCGCGCCGCCATCGGTCCCAGAGAAGGCCATGCCCAGACCGGTCGTCGGGTTCTGCAGCAGGGTCAGAGCGTTCGATACCGGGTTGGAGGCAGCGGCCAGCGTGACCGTGATGTAGATGGGGACCTGCTGCGGGATCGTGTACTGCACGTTGTAGCTGGGGTAGGGGATCGCATAGCTCGTATCCTGGACCACCACCGTCCAGGAGGAAGTCATCGTCTCGGTTCCTGCCAGGGGAATCGTTCCCACGGAAGAGGACAAGGTGTAGGTGCCTGCCCCTCCTGTGCCGGTGCCCAGGCCAGTGATGATGAGGCCTGCGGGGACGTTGGTCCCGTAGACCGTCTGGCCCACAGCCAACACGCCACTGGAGGGCGCGCCCGTGACCGTGAGCACGCTGCCTGCAATGGAGCCCGTGAAGATCGCGCTGGGCGTGTAGTTGCAGCCGATGTCCTTCTTGCTGCAGATGGCGCGGGCAATGGAAGCGGGATCGCCGCCCTGCACCGCCACGTAGCAGCTGTTCGGAATGAGCGTGAAGGGCATGCCGTTGGTGATGGAAGTGGAGGCTAGGTTTGTGCCGTTCTCCGTGGCATAAACGGAAAGCGGGATGTTCGGGGGCGTGAGGGTCGCGCCGGAGGCCAGGACGGCGGCCTTGATAGAGGGAAGCGAGCCGATGGCGTTCACGGCCACGGACTGCTGACGCCGAGCCTCAAACTGCTGCTGGTTCTCCACCAGTGCCCCGTAGGACGCGAAGGCCGCCCCGGTGATGCTGTCCCAGCCTGGGGTGGTCTGGTAGATCGTGAGTGGCCCTGTGAACGCGATGGCGCCTGCCACCTGATTCGAGAAGGTCAGGAGGAGGGACCCCCCAGCCGGAATCGTTCCTCCTGCGCAGGTGTAGAGGTTGCCTGCGGCATCCTTCGCCACTGGGACCCCGCCAGGAATCACTGTGCCGGCCAAACCGATGCAGCTCCCCGTGACCAGGGTGGACGTGGCCGGTTTCCGGGTCATGAAGTAGATGTTCCCGATCGCATCCTGCATGCGGCCCTGGGCGTACTGCGGGTCGATCTGGCTGATGACCTGGAGGAACTGGGAGTTGCAGTCGCTGATGATGGCCGCCAGGCTGCTGGCAAGCTGCCCCTGGGGCGTGCTGAGACCGGGGTTGAGCCCACCACCGAAGGCCGCATTCATGTCAGCCTGCACACCCGCCAGCAGGGCCGCGTCTGAAGGCGCGGTGAAGCCTGCGGTGCCAAGCGTGGGGAATGGGACGTTGGTGGCCATCGAATGCTCCTAGAAGGTGACGCCCAGCGCCTGGCCGGTGATGTCGATGACGTTGACGACGCCCGATACCTTCCGGTTTTGGAAGCCGGTGATCTTGGCCTGGGCCTTCACCACTTCCGGCACCGTGAGCGCAGCCTGGATCAGCAGCGCCTGAACCAGGGACGGGGCGTAGGCCTGCCCCAGCACTTCGGAGTAGTAGGGGATCCCAAGCGTCGTGTCGAAATAGGTCTCGCCCGCGAAGGTGGAAATGGCGCTGGCCACATCCTGGGCAATGGCGCTGGGGCCCGAGAGCATGGCCATGTTGCCGTTGGCATCGAGCCCAAGATCCCATGCGGCTGAAAGCTGGAGCGTGTTCATACCGGAACCCCCGTTTGCGCGATGCCCGTGGACACCCCGCCATGCTTATGGGTGTGCAGACTGGTGCCGTTGCCGGTGACGTCGCCACTGAAGGTGCCCGTGCTATCGCCCGTGAAAGCGCCGGTGACATGCCCTGTGCCGTTCACGGTCAGGTTCCCGTTCAGCGTGATGCCGCTGCCATCGATCACCACGGAGGTCGAGCCGAAGACGGCCTGGATATGGCTGTCATTCACCTGCAGGTAGTTCACGGGCGTGGTGCTGAGGTTCCAGCCGCCGAAGTAAAGCCCGTCCGCCATGTCAAACCGGCGCGCCGATCCGGGGTTGCCCTGGGCTCCGGAGGCCTGCACAGAGGAAATGTCCCGGTCGGCGAAGACACAGAAGCCGATGTCGTCCACCTTGGGATCCACGATCACGGCATTGGCGCCGCCCTGGATCCGGAGATAGGGCAACCCGAAGATGGTGGTGTGGGGCACCGCGGAGCCGTCACCGGCCACCTGATTGACAAGAGGGAGAACATCCACCGTGCCCACAGGAGACACGCCCCCGCTTGTGCTCACGGCCACCACTTTCACAAGGGTGGCCACGTTGAGGCGGGAGAGCATCATCTGCACCACGAAGGCCAGCTCGTTGAACGGACTGTTCCCGCTGTTCAGTTCCTGCTGTCCGAAGACGCCCTGATCCGCCATATCAGTTCCCCACCCAGCTCGCGCTGACCTTGGACAACCACTTGCCGCCCGGGTTCTCGGCTTCCAGGTGATGGTGCAGCCCGTTCACGCGCCAGGTGCCGGAGGCCACGGAGATCTCAGACTGGACGTTGATGAGGCCGCCCAGCTTGATCCCGGGGTTGTAGAGGCATTCCAGCTTCAGGCCCTTCTTGTCGAAGACCGGGTACTCCTTCAGGCCGGTGGCCGCAGAGATCAGCGGCACGGTGCCAGGGCGAGCAGCGCCGCGCGGGCAGATGAACAGGGTGCCGTCATCGATGCCGAACTCGATGTTGGCCGCAGCGGCCACGGCCGCAGCCTGCTGGAAGGCGGAGCCAGAGAGGTAGGGGCTCACCAGCTGGGTCGTCACACCGTTGTCTTCGAAGGCGTAACCCATCTGGGCGGCCAGGGAAGACATCAGGCTCGAGACCGAGGCGCCGCCCTTGAAGCTCTTGGGCGTCACGGGCGCCAGGGCCGGGTAGAAGCCCTCCAGGGCCTCCAGGTGGAAGTAGAGGTTGGGTGGGCTCTGGTAGCTCGTCCAGGCCCCTGTCACCTCACCCTGGAAGGCTACGGCCATGCCTGAGGCATCCCCGGCCAGGAGCTGCACGAGGCTCTTGTGGACCGCTAGGGGCTTAGCACTCTTCGCAGGCAGCGTCGTGAGCGCATTCATCTGGGTGGAGGTCATCCCATAGATCTTCAGCTTCAGCTTGTTCTTGGAGGGATGGCCCCCCTTCTCCACCTCGGCGCCCATGCGCAGGCCGGTGAGCTGCACCGTGTTGTTCGTGCCGTCGAAGGTCCCCGAGGTCAACGTGAGGTTGGCCTGGAGAATCTTCTTGGTGAAGCTGGAGCCGGTGGTCATGGGGTCACTTTTGGTAGATCGAGATGGTGCAGTTCTGGCCGCCCAGCGTGATATCGAACTGCTGGGCGGGGATGGCCTGGAGGGGGATCTGAACCGTGTCCTGGCCGTCCTGGTAGTAGAGGAGTATGTAGCGACCGGTCTTCAGGTCGAGTCCCGGATAGAGCGGATCTGCGCTCCCCTGCATGTCCGCAAAGGCGAGCGTTCCGATGAAGCCCAGATAGGGGAACGAACCGATCTGAACGCGGTTCAGACAGGGCACCCCTTGCCAGAGGGGCGTGCCGTTGATTGCCAGATCGCAGTAGAGGTTGGGCATCAGTCGTTCCTCGCCCGGTCCATGACGTTCGCCCAGGTCAATGGCGGAGGCGGCGGAGGCCCAGCTGGATGGCAGACCTGCATTTTCCCGTTCACCTGCTTCGAAGCAGATCCAGGGCTCTTGGGATGCGGGATGGTGACCGCGGTGTAGGTCGGCGTCACCTCGCGAACCTCGATCAACGCGATGTCCACCACCAGCAGGTTCAGCCCGTTGTCAGCCGATTGGCTGTAGTCGTAGCTTTCCATGGTGACGTTGAGGTAGACGCAGGTCGGGGTCACCACGTTGTAGAGGTTCGGCTGGCTCAGCTCACTGCCCATGGCCGCCTGAAAAGCCGCGATTCGATCCTTGCCGCCCACCGCCAGGCGCACCTTGGGCTTGTTGGGTTCGTTCACCTTGTTGTAGCTGGCGAAGCTGCCATGCTCCACGGGGAAAGTGCTGGTCTTCACGTTCGCGGTGTACTTCAGATCCACGAGGGAATCGACGTCAAAGACCTCGTTCCCTTCCAGATCGAAGATGCCCCAGCCGCGCGCCATCAGAATGCTCCGTCCACCTGGTCCACCAGGCCCTGCGACCGGAGGGCCCCAGGCAGTTCCGCGGCGATGCCCTTGGCGTCCGTGGCCTGGGTGACGACCTCAATCTTGCCGATGTGGGTTTCGCGACTGCTGGTAGAAGTGCTGCTGGAATTCGAGACCCCAGGGCGCACGGCCATGCCGGCGTGTCCACCCTCGAAGTGGTACTGATCCTGGCCCCCGTACTGTCCCAGGCTCATCACCTTGATGATGAAGTTCCCAATGGTGGCCATCTTCTTGTTGATAAAGGCGAAGGCGTCCATGGCGGCCTCCTTGAAGTGTTGCCACATCGCCGCCCCGGATTTCTCCAGCATGAAGAAGGCGTGGAGCAGCTCGTAGACAATGAGCAGGGCCACCTGGCTGAACAGATGTCCAAGATCCGTGCACAGTTTCTTGAACGCAGTTTTAATTTTTTCGCCGTTAAACGTAAAGATGCCGACAATCAAATCCCACTGATCCATGATCACGGCCACGTAGGTCATGAAGATCTCTTTCAGTGTGTTGAAAACGGTCAATACGTAGACCCGAACGGAATCCCATGCGTCTTTGAAGAACTGGAAGAACTTCCCCAGGACGGACTGCCCGCCGCTGGCCCACTTCTGGAATTCGAGGTAGACCCACGAGATGCCCGCGACGAGGGCCGTGATCGCGATGATGATCAGCTCGATGGGGCCCAAGGCCATGATCCAGGCGATGGCCGCCTGCGCGCCCATGATGAGCGCGTTGACGCCGATGAGCAGGAAGGCCGCCGCGATGCCCAGGAGGACCGCCTTCACGATGGTGGAGTTCTCCCGCACCCAGATGGAGATCTTGGCCAGCCCATCGGACATAGCCAGCAGCGCCGGCATGATGGAGACGATGACCTGGCGTCCAATGGCGGCCAGGGCACCCTTCAACGTGATCATGGACTGCTCGAAGTGCTCGGCCGCCTCTACCTGCTCGGAGCTGGCGACGTTCTTCCGGACGGCGGCCGTCATGGCCTCCATCCCTTCCCGGCCCTTCTGCAGCAGCCGGATGGTGCCTTCGTCCAGGCCCAGGCGCTCGCCCAGGCCCATGGCCTTCGCGCCGCTCATGTGTTCCATCTTCTCGGCCAGCAGGCCCAGCACCTGGATGGCGCTCTTACCCTTCAAGGCAACCTCGGAGATGCCCAGCCCAGCGAAGACCTTCAGGGCCATCTTGGAGCGGGGCCCGTGGATCTCGATCATGGCCAGGCGGCTGTTGAGGCCCTTCAAGGATGAGTCCATGCCCTGCACGGAGCCACCCACGCGCTTCACGGCGCCCTCCAGGGCTTCCAGCTCTTCAACCTCCACGCCAAGCGTTTGCGCCAGACGTCCGGCGACCACCTGGGCCTCCAGTTGCCCCTTCACGAATTCGACCATGGCGCCCGCCGTAGCCATGAGGCCGAAGAAGGCGAGCGCCTCCTTCCCCATCTCGCGGAAGCTGTCCTTGGCCTTGTCGGTCGCGTGCTCAAGGCCCTTTTCAAACTTGTCAGATTCCAGGCCCAGCTCTACGAGGAATGCGTCGATGATGGTGGCCATTACTTCTCCGAGCCCTTTTTGTAGGCCAAGGCCTCGTTGTGGTTGTCCACGAGAATGATTTCAAGCATGTCGTAGGCATCCTCAAGGCCGTAGATGGTTTGGAGTTCGTGAAGCGTTGCCAGTTGCCTGGAGACGATCACTCCGATCCGGGGCGGGACATTGACGTAATTGGTGAAGCCAGCGGTGCCGCCTGAGCCATGGATTCCGAGAGCTTGGCGGCGAGCGAAAAACCGAGGTGCAGTTCCAGCAGCTCCTTGCGGAGCTTGATGCGTGTGGTGACTTCTTCCGTGTCGTTCTCGCCGAGGGCGCGGAAGAAGTTCGGGTTCTTCACGGGATCGGGCTGAATCTGGATGCAGCGGAACATCTCATCCAGCAGGGGCTCGGCCAGTGCCCAGTCCAGGCCTGAGAGCGCGGACAGACCTGCGGCCGCAACTCCGGCCAGGCCCTGCTGAGCGGCTCCGTCCGGAAGATCCACGCCCGACTTGGCCAGGGCCAGGAAGGCGCGGGCAGCCCATTTTTCCGCTTGAGTGGCGCCCATCTCGGTCAGGAGGAAGGATTTTCCCTTGTCCCGATTCTCCGCATCGATGGTGACAATCTTCGTTTTGCGCATGGGTTACATCCCGCTGATGACGACGCTTTCCCACGTGATTTCGTAGGTCTGCGGTTCGAGGGTTTTCTTGGCGGCCGGGATGTCGGAGTACATCGTCAGCGCCCCGTTGTTGAGCGTGGCCTGGATGCCGTTCGACTGGATGACGATGGTCCCGCTGCAGGGGAGAGCATCCTGGGCGGTATCCATGGCCTGGGCCCAGTTGTCGAACACGATGCCGGAAGGCGAGTCAGCCGCGAGCTTGATCTTCATCTTGCGGGCGACCTTCACGTAGCCCTGGCTCAGATGGCCATCCAGGCCCATCTTGGCTTCCACCTTGGGGAAGGAGTCCATGTCGAACATGTCATCGGTGCTGAACCCCTGGATGACCACGGGCTGGTTGTAGACCCCGGGAATGACCAGGGCCAGGACGGCAGTGATGGAGGTGATCGTCGAAAGTGCCATGTCAGGCTCCTGCTACTGAATCGAGATGGAGGCGAGGTTCAGCTGATTGACGGAGCCACCGTCCATCCACCAGAGGGTGCAAGGCGGGCTCAAACGGTTGTTGCGCTGGTTCGCGCTGGCCGGGAGCACCTGCAGGTAGTAGCCGTTGTTCGCCAAGGCGGGATCGATGGTCAGGCCCGCGGCGCTGTTCACGTTGGCGATCTGCAGGGCGGTGAGCACCACGCCGGTGTTGATCACCCCCGCATTGAGCGCAGCCGTGATCGGCCCCAGGGCGGCGGCCTTGATCATGCTATAGCCCTGCGGATTGTAAGGAATGGCGTTGAGGTTGGTGAACATGTTCACGAGGGCCAACTGCAGGGAGCTGTTGAGCCAGATCGCATTCACGTAGGAATCCAGCCAGCCGAAGGCGCCGGAAAGCTGCCCGTTCCAGAAGAACTGGTTCGAGGCGTTGGCTGTGGCCCAGTTCCCATAGAAGTTCGTGCCGTTGGCGATGGCATTGGCCGAGGAGACCGGATCGTTCACCGTGGGGGTGATGCCGGTTCCGCTCTTGTAGGCGATGGCCGCGCGGCCGTTCTTGGCGTTGAAGTTGATGGATGCCACGAAGCCGAGCACGAAGGCCGCGGCGTTGGGATCCTGGTAGACCGCGCAGGTGCCGCCCAGGCTGTTCAGCTTCGTGTAGTAGCTGATGCAGGTAGTGCTGGCATTGCTGGACACGATCGTGGGGTCCGAGTCGTAGGGAACATAGACAAACTGCCCACCCGTGCCCGCGTTCCAGGTGGCGAAGGCCTGCTTATCGGCGATGACCGGTTCGAAGCAGGTGGAGAAGGTCGCCCAGTTGCTCGTGAAGACCGCCAGGGCCGTCATGAAGGTGCCGGGGACGTTGGCGGCGCTGCCCTGCGACAGGGTGCCCACGCCAAGGCCCAGGGTGGTCGCGTTGGTGCCGCCGCAGACCGTGATGGTGGAACCGGCGCCGGTGGTGCCAGAGGTGATCACGAAGGCGTTGAAGGCGCTGGACCAGGTCACGGTGGATCCAGCTGTGCCGCCACTGAAGGCGAAGGCCGTCTGGATCAGCGAAGCCGCATTGCTGAAGCTGGACGCCGAGGAAAGGTTCAGGGCCGCGATGGAGACCAGGGTACCGTTGATGGTGACGGTCAGCGTGCCACTGGTGATCGCCTGCAACTGCGCCAGCGTCAGGGAAGGCATGCTGGTGCCACGGAAGAAGGCGGGGATGGCGTAGGAGGCATAGCGGCCGAACAGGAGCGCTGTGGGCTTCACGGTGGAGCCCGTGTAGCCGTTGAAGTAGACGGCGGCCATCTGGCTTTCCAGGCAGTTCGAGGTCATGGCGCTGGCGGTGGCCTGGGTGAATCCGGGGCCGGAGATGGTCACCGTGCCGATGCCCGTGCCAGTGCTGTAGGTGCCCAAAGCGGTGATGTAGGTCCCGGGAGGGACGCCCACGGCGCCGAGGGACTGAAGCTCCTGGCCCACGGCGATCGTGCCCGACAGGGTCTGGGTGATCGTCAGGGTATTGGCCACGCAGGTGGCCAGGATCGAGGCGTTGTACTGCCCGAAGTAGGCCTGGACGCTGGCCAGGGTGGGGAAGCTCACGGGCGCGCCCACGGGCAGCACCGGGTTCTGCGAGAGCAGCAGGCCGTTCAGCGCCAGCGGATTCCCACCAGAAGCCAGGACGGCAGGCACAACGGAGATGATGGTGGAAATCGGAATCGACATGGCTCTTCCTTAGTGAAGGGTTTCGACGCTGATGGGGACGATGCTGGCGGCCGCCATGAACTGCTGAGGTGCGACGGTCGAGGGCTGATACTGCAGATGAAGCTGGACAATCCAGCGCTTCTCGTACTGCTGCTCGCCGTTGACGACGGGCATCTCAATGGGGTCTTCGGCCCAGAGTGGGGTGACGCCATAAGCCGCCATGAAGTCCACGGCCAGCTGGTGCTGCCACACGGTGGAGAGGACGACTGCCCAATCCGAAGAAGCGGGGCCGTAGCAATCCACCTGAACCGTGAAGTCGAAGGCTTGGAGAATTGATTCCTGGGTGATGGGCTGGTAATTCGTGACATTCATGCCCAGCTTCTTCAGCCCCTTCTGGGTCATGCAGACGTAGGGACCATTGGGGGGAGGCACACCGTTCCCAAGCTCCCGGACCACAAAGGGGTTGCTGAGGCCCAGGGCATCCTGGATCCAAGCCTTCAGGCCGATGAAGACCTGATCGACGGCGGGGGAGCTGGTGAAGCTCATCACGCCACCTGCTGGGTGAGACCGACCGCAGACCAGTCGGGCCATGTTTCGAAGACGTTCACCACCAACCAGATCGTGCCATCTGGGAAGATGAGTCGATCACCACCTTTGCCGGAGGTGCGGATGATCCCGTTCACGGCGCCGTAGCAGTAGGCCTTGCGCTCTACGCCCTGAATGTTCTGGCCATTGAGGTGCGCGATGTCCTTCCCGCTGAGCGCCTGGACGTCTACCGGCCCAGAGGCAGTGGCGTACGTGGCGGCCTGGGTTCCATCAGCGGCGGTGGAATAACCGGTGCTGGTTTGGATCGTCGCAACGACCGCAGGAGTGACGGCGCGGGTGCCCGCGGCGAGGCCGTGGAGATTCATTTGGAACCCCCAGTCGCGAACCGTTCGCCGTTCACCTCGTAGGCCACAGCGTTGAGCATGACCTTCGTGTCTTGCAGGGTAGCTTGGGCGCCCCCCTTGAAGCCCTTGCGCTTGATGGTGATGGCCTTGTCAGGCGGCTCGTTGAATTCGATGATCGCCGTCTGCAGATCCTCGGCGATGGTCTGGCCGAGAGCTTGCATAACCTTGGTCATGTCGCCTTCATAGTGCTTCCAGAGGTTGACGATCCGGTTGCGCCAAGACGGAGACTTCTTGTCGAGCATTCCCTGGAAGAACGGACGAGCGGGGACACGAGCCTGAGGGCCCATGCCGCGCTTTCCCACAGGGATCCCATGGCCGTACTCGTTCAAGGCGGCCACCTGGGCGACGGACGTGCCGTCGGGATAGGTGGCACCTTCAAGGAACCCAACCCGAAGAGCCAGGTCCTTCCCAGACTTCGCCATGAGCTGCTTCAGTTTTTCCTGGAAGGCTTCTCCGCCGGTGACATGAAGTCCCATCAGAACCGCCTGGGAGGGCGACAGGGCAGGATGTAGCGGGCCCTGCGATAACGACTGGTGAGCGCCCAGAAGTCCGCGCCGTACTTCGTCTGCTGGAACCACGCGGCATTGGGAGAGGATCCCCCCATGTCCGCATGCACCTTCACAGAGCCCTGGGTGGCATCTGTGATGCGCCCAACCAAAGGAGCGGAACCCCGCTGGCTGGAGGCATCGTAGAGTTCGGCCAGGTGGGCCGTGAGCATGTGCAGCAGCACGTACTGGGTGTTGAGGTCCTTGACCACGGAGTTGCCCGCGTTGTTCAGGTAGAGCCCGGCTTCGATGAAATACGTCGGTGCCGTCGTCCCCGCGATCCCTGCGAACTCGGGATAACGGGCAGCGAAGAAGGTCGCGTCGAAGGCGACGACAGCAGGCGGAGGATTCACCGGGTAGGGCATAGGCTAGGCCTCGGCTCCGAGCTTCTTTTCGTTCTTCTTCAGCCAGTCCTCATCGGGCTTCACGCCATTGCCGGGCTTGAGCGGATTGATGGGCTCGAGGCCCGTGAGGTTCAGCTTGTTGTCGTGGGCCTGGGCCTTGGCGTTGTCGGGCTTCTCGTTCGCGAAGATGTGGCCCTTCTTGAAGGGCTCATACCCAGCGTGAGATTTCGCCCAGGCGTCCCAGTGGGCTTTGTCGATGGTGGTGGCGCCATGCCCCGCGAAGATCACGTGGTTCGGCTGTTCACCCACTCGGTTGGCAGGTCCATTCACGCGAATGGTGTGATCGACGCCGGCGGAGTCCTTCACGGTCAGGTGCAGACCGTTCGGGATTTTGCAATACACTACGACGGTTTCGGCCATGGCTAAACTCCGAGCATCTGGGCGATGCCGGTCGGCTGCTCGAGGACAGTGCCCCAGGTGCCGCCCGACTTCTTCTGTTTGAAGGACGACACGTCACGCACGATGGTGTGCGCCCGCATCTTCTCGTTGAATGCGCAGAAGGCGACCTCCTGGGTATCCAGCTCCTTGGCGATGAGCTGGACCAGGTTGCCCGTGGGGGTGGCGTATTCGATCGCCGTGACCACCCGCAGGTTGGGGAAGTTCTTCTTGAGCATGTCCGCGACGTTGACGTTGAACTGGGTGGTCTTGGTGAGAGCCACTTCGCTCACGGGCGCGCAGGCCAGCACCATCGGGGTTTCCATGTTCACGATGCCCGCGGTCTGCTGGACCAGCTGCTGGAAGAGCAGCTCGACGTCAGCGTAGACCTCGTTCGCCGTCGCCAGGGGCCAGGCGTAGTAGTTTACGCCGGCGGCCTTCTGGAGGGGCGCGATCGCAGCGGAGAGGCTGGGGTCGTTGAGCAGGCCGTAGTTCTGCAGGCCCTGGAGCCCGTAGAAGTAGGTCTTGTTCTGGAACTTGTTCATCACCAGGGCGGAGGCGATGTTCTTGCGGGCCGCGATGTCGATCTTGGCCAGGCCAGCCTGGGCCAGCTCGCGCTCACCCCACTCGGTGATGCTCTGGTAGTAGTAGCTCTGCCGGGTGACGAAGTTCACCTGGGTGTTGGCTTCGCCGTTGTTGCTGTAGTCCCCGTAGCTGGAGACCTCACCAGTGTTCTCGATGAGGGGGAACTGCCAGGTCATGGTGGTCCAATCGCCCTTCTTCTCCTCCCGGAGGATCTCGGCGGCCTTCATGGGGGCGACCAGCACCTCGACCTGCTTGGGGTCGATGACGTTGGCCAGGAACCAGGGAATGCCAGCGTTGGAGCTGGTCACGGAGAGCGGCTGGGCGGCGTAGGCGTCCATGCCGAACTCGCGGCGGCAGGCGTCCATGGCGAGGGCGTAATTTCCCTTCCACTCCGGCTTCAGGTAGGTGGTGCCACCCCCATCGAAGACGATGCCGAAGTCTCGCTCAAGGCGCTCGAACTCAGGATTGCGTCGGAATTTCATGTCATAGGCTCCTAGAACGCCAGGCCGATTTTGACGAGTTCACCCGGGTTGGCCAGGCTCTGAATGGAGAAGCTGGTCTGGATGAACGGGGAGAAGTTGCAGGCCTGCGTGGTGATCGTGCCGGTGGTCGCCTGCGAGAGGATGATCGTGCCGCTGACGCCGTTGAAGGTGCCGATGGACGCGACGTAGGTCCCTGCAGGAACATTGGTGATGCCCTGGACCAACATGCCGGGCAGGATCACACCCGCGGTGACGGTGTTGATCGTCATCGTGGTGCTGGACGCGCTGGACACGCTGGAGCAAGTGGCACCGCCCGTGGAATCGGCAGGGGTGCCGATGAGGGCCGCGGACGAAGGCAGGCCGCCCACGACCACCGTGAAGGCGGTCAAGGTGCCAGGGCTCGTGCTGAGGTTGTAGGTGCCCGCGCCGCCGGTGCCCGTGCCAAAGCTGGTGATCGTGGTGCCCGCAGTGATGCCGGCGCCGGTGATCATCTGGCCGACCTGCAGCGTGCCATTGGCGCTGATCACGGTCATGACGTTGGTGGCGAAGGAGGCCTGCACGTTGAAGGTGGGCAGAGCCACAGCCAGGTTATAGGTGCCCGTGCCACCCACACCGGTGCCAAGGCTGGCAATGCGGGTGTTCGCGGGGATGTTCGGGCCGGTGATCAGCATGCCGACGCCGAGGGTTCCGGAGGCGACAGCCGTAACGGTCAGGACGGCGGGGCTGGCATTGCTGATGCTGCCCGTGAAGGAGCAGGCCGAGCCGGACGGGAAGACCAGGAACTGGCCGGGCAGGCCGGGGGTGATCGAACCGTCGAACAGGTTCGCATAGGCGAACATGCCGGGGTTCACGTTGGCCTGCTGGTTGCAGCAGCGTGCCCACATGTCCACACGAGCGAAGAGCGTGACCATGTTGCCCGGAGGGATGACCAGGCTGGCCCCACCCAGGAACGGGGTAATCAGGCCATGCAGCTCGTTGACGATGAGGCCGTCGGGGATCTGGCCCAGGTTGCCCGTGGGCGCGAAGTTCGTGACGATGGTGTTGGTGCTGGGATCGGTCCAGCCGAAGCGACCAGCGGACACGCCGTTGGTCAGGTCAGCGACGAAGCCGCCCGCACCCGCATCCACCGTGGCGGTGAAGTTCGAAGATGCGCGCATGCCCTCCACGCCAAGAGGCGGGTACTGCGCGACGGAAGTCTGAAAGATGTTGGGCATGGGTTAGAACCTCCGGAGCCGCGAGGCGTTGAACTTCTTCTCGTAGGAGTCAGCCCCGGCGCCATCCATGGCGACGAGAGCGGGTTCCTGGGAGTCGTGGTGGGCCAGGAGCATGTCCACCAAGGGCTCGAGAGCGCTGGGGTGGATGTTGGTCGTCTCCACGTGGTGGGTATCGAGCGCGAGCTTGTAGATGGCCTCAGCACTCTCCATGGGCTGAATCTTGCCGAGGAGGGGTTCGACCTTTTCCTCCGCCCGGCGGATGCCGTTCATGCGGGTGATGGTGGCCTGTTCGGCGGCACGGATCGCCGCGTCCATGGCGGGCTTACCGATGGCCGGGGCCGCGGTGGGTTTCACGGGTTCCCCTTTCTTGGGAGGGAAGGCATCTGCGGCCTTCGGAGCGGAAAGCTGGTCGAGCAGGGCCGCCACCTGGGTCAGAACGTCATCGGGCAGGTTCTGGGCCTGCAGCAGGGCCAGGAGGGCCTTGCCGGGCTCATCACCATCCTCGGCGCCGTCGTCATCGTCGAGACCGCTGATCTCATTGGGAGCACCCTTCTGGATGCCCTTATTGACACCCTCGGCGCCGTCTTCCAGCTCTTCGCCTTCACCGTCCTCCAGGTTGTCCAAGAGGTCCATGATGTCGTCGAGGTCGGCGTCCTGCGCCAGGCGGGTCTTGAAGAACTTCTTCACGTCCTCGGCCAACTTGACCTTCTGCGTTTTGAAGTCCTTCGCGGTGATGGTGCTGATCAGCGCATTCAGATCGTTGATCTTCAGCTGCTGGTCCGCTGCGAGCTTGGGCCGGATGTGGGCCAGCAAGGCCCCTCGGGTCGCAATCGCTCGCGGGTTGAGCTTTTTCTTCATGGGGGTCTTCTCCTTGGGTTTGGCATCGCTGACGACGACATCCGGACCTGCCCGGCCTTCGTCCACCAGCGCCACATGGTTTCCTCGCAGATTTCGCATCACACCGTCATAGGCGACTCCTTCATATTTGCCTGGGGTCAGGTCAATTTCGTAGCGGTAGGCACAGCTCAGCTCCACCTGTTCCCGCGTATCGATCCGCTCGATTGCGCCGGCATCCCAGACCACCAGCGAGTTCTGCAGATAGGGGTCCTGGAAGCGGGCCTGGTCGCCCGTCGCCCCGACCACGAATTCCCGCTTCTCATCGAACTCTTCAGCCGAGATGGGCTCATGGAAGTCGAGGAGGGGAAGGTTGTTGAAGGTGGGCGCGGCCTTCTCCAGTTCCTGGGGATCACGGAGCAGGAAGTAGACGCGCTTGGGGTCCAGGCCTAGCTTTTCAAAGTCCGGGATTTCGTCCCCGTTGTAGGGGTTCACAACCGCCTTGGAAATGTTGTTCACGGCCACGTGCAGATAGCCGTTCTCGTCCACCACGCGGGAGGATTTGTCGAGGGCGAGCTTCAGGCGGGCCATGGGTGCTCCCTACGACTGGGGAACCAGGGGAGCGATGTTCTCGGCGCTGGGCTCCGGAGCGGGGGCAGGCTCAGGGAGCGTGCCTGCGTCGATGGCGTCGGAGATGATAGGCTGGCCGTTCTGGAAGCCCAGGGTCTTGGGAGAACCGTCCTCCATGGTGAAGACGTAGGTCTTCGTCTTATCCAGCACGGGCCCGAGCGCATCGCTCGCCGTTTTCCACTTCTGCCCAAGCTCACCCAACTGGGCGGCGAGAGGATCAGCCTCGGTCTTGATGGCGACGAGGGCCCGCAGGTTGTCGATGTTGCTCATGATTCCTCCGAATCAGAAAGGTCGTCATCCAGGCCAGGGATGATTCCCCGGCTGACGCAACCGCAGTTGATGAGTTCCCCGGGCTGAACGAAATCGCCGTAATCGGCGTCGAAGCAACCCTGGGAGGTCTCGAAAATCTCCCCGTTCATGTCCTCGTGGGACTCGCGGGGATCCTTGCTTGCAGAGGTGTGGACCCATTCCGACTTGTCGATGCCAAGGCCCAGCTTCCGGACCTTGTTCATCACCGCCGTGGCCTTGTTGTTCTGGTCTCTCGAAATGAGTGCAGCACGGCGTTTGGTCACGCCGAAACGGGCGACGAGCTCATGGGTAAGCTCTTTCATCGACCGGCCGTGCTGCACGGACCTCATGACGAGGCCCTCCACGTCCGCCAGGTGCTCGGCGGGGATGGATTTGATGAGCCCTACGTTCTCCCCAATCACGGCGCGGTAGGCGTCGTTCATGGGGCGGGTCATCTGGAATTTGACGCTGAACCCGGCCTTGCGCAGGGTCGCCTGCAGGGCCATGTCCGAGTGCTTCAGGGACTCGTTGGCGAAGTGGGCCGCCAGACGCTCGGAGCCCTCAGAGAAGCTCTTCCGCCAGGTGCCCGCGAGCTGATGCATGGCCTCGCGCAGGGCATTGGCGGGGCTCTTGTCCTTCGCCATCAGGGCATGGGGCGGCTTGGACCGGTAGACCCGCGTCAGGGTCCGCACGATGTCCTTGTGCATCGCCTCGATCATGGTCTGGAGCTTCTTGCGGTACCAGGCCTCCACGCCAAGGTTGGCGCGCACAGGAGCGAGGCGGATGGGCTTGCGGGTCGGGGCCTGAAGCCTCATGGGAAGCCTCCGCCACTCTCAAGACCTTCGACCTTGGCCAGGAGGGGGTCTTTCCCCTTCGTGAGTTCCGGATTGGGCTCTGGGATGTCCTCGTCAACGTCCAGGCCCTCGTAGCCGCTCTGTGGGTCCTTGGCGAGGCGCTTCCGCTCATCCAGGGACGAGAGCACGCCCGCCGCCATGTATTCGACGCCGGCATCGGCATCGCTCTTCCGGATCTGGGCCAACTTCTCGGCATCCATCTGCCAGAGGGGCTCGAAGTCGAAGGTGATGTCATCGTCGATGGCCTGGAACTCGGAAAGCTGGATGAGCTTGATGACCTTCTCGAGGTTCGCCCGGAAGATGCACTCCTGCATGTCGTGCACGTAGTCGTAGAACGTGCGCAGCTCGCCTTCACTGGAGGCATTCAGCCCTGTGGGGGAGATGCCCAGGAGGATGATCAGCGGCGTGTGGGCCACGGACGCCATGTGTTCCTGTGCCTGGGCCTGCAGCTTGTCTAGGCCGTTCAGCGGCACGTTGTACTGGAAGAACTCCTCGGAGTCCTTGTCCAGGGCCAGCACGCCGTGATTGTCGCGCCCGGTGGTGTAGATCTCCATGCGGGCCAGGAACTCGGCGCCCTCGCCTCCGGAGAGCACGTCGCCCAGGTTCGTCTTGATCCCGCTGGTGCTGTAGGCGCTGATCATCCGGTTGACCGAATCCCGGGTGGAGATCCAGTTGTTCACGGACTCGATGGCGAGCTGGGACATGCTGATCCCGCCGAAGTTGTAGGCGGGCTTCAGGAGGTCCGGCAGTGGGCGCGAGACGAACGTGAGCAGGCGGCTGTCGTGAACCCGCTGGCCCAGCACGAACCAAGCCCGAGGCACGTAGTAATCGTCTGCCAGCGCATCGTTGCTGTTGTAGTCATAGGGGAAGGTGACGATGGGCTCCACGATCTTGAAGCCCTGCAGCGTGCCCTTGGCGATCTTGTATTTGCTCAACAGCAGTTGGGATTGCAGTTCGCGCTGAGTCTTGTTCGCGCCGCGGATCTTGACGTAGAGCTGGCCCCGCCCGAAAAAGCCGTCGTGCACCGCCGCCTGGCGGAAGAGGTCGCGGACCTTGAATTCCTTCAGCTTCCGCTCGATGACCTTGATTTCCTCGGTCTTGTTCTGATCGGAGACGCTCTTCAGCCGGATCCACTTCCGGGTCATCTCGAATGCCACGCGCTCGGACATGTTCCGGTATTCAGAGCGCTGGGTCAGCTCGGAGAGGTAGGCATAGCCGGGGAACCCTAGACCAGTGAAGGCCTGATTCAAGTAGCCGTAGACCGGAGCCAGAGCCTCGTCCATCGCGACCTTGGTCTTCTCAGGCACCACGCCGGGAAGAAGATCCACGGGACCGAACGGGAACGCAGCCTTCGTGCCCGAAGAGAGGGCCTCCAGCATCGCCTTGACGTTCGGGTTGATCTTCATTCGCCTTCACCGTCCTCATCGATGGGGTCGAAAAGACAGGCGTCGCCACGCAGGCAGCCCTTAGCCAGCAGCGAACCGCGGAGATTGGCCTGGATGATTTCCTGACGCCGGATTCGCTTCTCGTGCCCATTCAGGCCAGCTGTGATCCGCTTCAACTCGCTGACCACCATAAACCGGAGCATCAAGCCCAATGTCGTGATGCTCGCCAATGGCTGGAGATACGAGGGGATTTGAAACTCGTTCATCAGAACCTCATCCCAACGCGGCCCAGGGCCTCGACAGTGCTTTGGCCGCCCGAGACCTGGCGGCGAACGACATCCAGGCCAGCGCGGAAGGCCCCCCGGTCGTACTCCACGCTGGCCCCTGCAGATTGGTTCGTTCCGTAGATGCCGAGCACTGCCCAGCGAAGCTCAGGAGGCCGGGCGGCGATGCTGGCTCGCAGCTGCACCACCTCGGCCTTCAGGTCTTTCACCTGTGCCTGGCGTTCTTGGTCAGCCTGGGCCAGGGATGCATTGGCCGCCTTCAGATCGGCCACGTCCTTGGTGAGCGCGGATATGAGCACGTCTTTGGCGGCATCCAGGGGAGCCACGACCACGGGGGCATGAACAGGCTGAGGAGTGGCGTCCCCTGCGGGCGCCGTGGAATGGGCAGCAGATCCAGAATGGAGAACCGCCAGCCGATCCACGGCGGCACGGGCGCGAGCAACTGCGGCGTCATCTTCTTGGAGCGTGGGCGTGAGGGCTTGCGCTTCCTGCTCATGGGTTTCCGCCTTGGCGCCGTGGGTGGCTTGTGTGGTGTCCAGCTGATCGGCCTTCTTGAGGTGCACGGCCGCCTGATGGGTTCGGATCGCTCTCCAGCCTGAGTACGCGCCAACCACCACGACGAGCGCGGCGGCGGCGAGCAGTGAGGCGCGGAAGGGGATGATCATGGTTCCGTCTGCGCCTTCAGGCCGAGGGCCACGCCATGAGCAGCCGAGACGGCGGCCAGAGCGATGGCGAAGTCGCGGATGCTGGCAGAGGCACCGTGAGCCACCTGCCAGCCCTCATGGGCCACCACGGCCAGGAAGGAAGCCGCCCAGCTCACGCGGCCCATATCCAGGGTGGTGTTGTCCTTGCCGGTGAGGAGCTGCAGTAGGCGGCCCATCTCAGATCTCGTTCGCGCAGATGGTCACGCCGGTGATCGAGGCCGAGCCACCGGTCACCGCCTGAAGCGCTGCGTCCATCCAGATCGGCTGGCCCACCACCAGGCCGGTCACGATGGCGGTGATGCTGAAGCCACCACCCTGGGCCGCGGTCACGCTCGTGATGGTTTGGCTGATCCCCGCCTGGGTGCCCGTAACGGCCGCGCCGTTGGCAGGAGCCGCGCCAGTTCCGTAGCGCAGCTGCACGGTGGTGCCATCGGCTACGGTGCTGTTGCCCATCTGCCCCGAGATGGTGATTTCGACGCGGTTGGAGATGACCGGCGTAATGAACGCGCCGATACCCATCATCACGGCCGTGAGGGATGCTGTGGCGGTCGGGGCAGCAGAGGTGGCCACGATGGCAGCGGCCAGGCTCGTCAGGATCGCACCCTGCGGCGTGAAGAAGTCCCAGCCTCCAAGCGTCCGGGTCATGCCTTCACCGTCAGCGTGTCATCGGGCCCCGGGGTGAGGGTGCAAACGAGATTGCGGGCGGGGCGGGGAACCTCCACGCAGCCTCGGCTTGACTGAAGGTGGTCCTTGCCGCCTGGGCCATGGATGAAGAATCCATCCCGGCCAAAGCTCTCGCCCTCGATCTGGGTCAGGCTGGCAATCATCGGCCCGAGGTGCACCGGATAACCCGGGACGGTCTCGTGGTCGCCCCAGGGGCCGATCTTGTAGACGCCCTGGGGCAGCGGACCAAGGCCAACGCTGTCCTGCATGGCGGGATTGTTCCGTCCCTCGTGATTCCCAGCCCAGCCCAGCGCCACATGGGAGCCGTCGTCCTGGGTGATCAGACCGCTTGACTGGCTGTAGTTGAGATTCAAGGGAGCCTCTTGAATCTCAGCCTCGCCCTGAATCAGATCCCGCGCCTCCCACTCCGGCCCACTACAGCCCACTCCGGGTATCTAAAGGCATCTAAGGGCATCTTCGGGCATCGCTCATCCAGTCCTTCGGCAGATCCGAGACTTGAGCACGGCCACCAGGTCCTCCATGTCCACTTCGATCCTCCGAGCTCGGCCTGTCTTCCCGTTCGTGCAGCGGAAAGTCACGCGGGGAACGCCCTCTTCGGGGCACCACTCCAGCCGGAAGCGCTTCTCCTTGATGCCCACCATCTCGGCGGCCGTCTTCGCGTTGATCCAAATCGTGATGCTCATCGGCGTAACCTCACTGCGAGGCCTGGGTTGATCTTCAAGGAGCCCGATCCCTCCGACAGTTCTGTGAGGGCCCATACCAGGGCATCCAGCCGGTCGGGCGAGTCCTTGCTCTCGGTCGGGTCCCAATCGCATAGCTGATCCTCCAGGATGGGGAAGGAGCCCACGTGGTGGACCCGGTTCTGCTCGTAGAGCGCGGAGATGGGCTCGGCTCGGATAGCCTTGCCCCGACTGGCGTGCACAGACTTGTAGGAGGCGTTCTGCCCCTCGGGCCGGTCGTTGATGCGCACGTGGCGGATGACGGTCTCCACCAGGTCGCCGCCGTTGTTCACCTCGCCGATGATCCGGTCGGCATCGTGCCGAAGGTAGGCCATCACGGAGGCGCGGGCCCAGGTGTCTGGGGTGGAGGACTGGCTTTCGTCGTCCAGGATGTAGAAGTGTGGAGGGTTCTGGCTATCTCGACCCGCCACGATGATGCCCGTCTCGTCGGACTTGGCATTGTTTGTAACAGCAGGGTCCACACCCACCACGACGCGGCGAAGGTCCGGCAGTGCCGTCTTCCATCGGTTCTCATCGATGTTCGACCGTCGCCAGAGGGCGCCCGGGTTGTCATCCAGGATCTCGCCTTCCAATTCCTGGCGGCCCAGGCGGGTGCCCTGGTACTTCTCCACGATCTTGACCAGGAAGGAGGCAGCCAGATTGGCCTGGTTGTCCCGGGTGCTACCACGGGTGACCCGGGTTGTCTTCGAAGCGGCCAGCTCGCGGATGAGCTTCGTGGGCCTAGGGGTGGTGGTAACCACGCCGCGGGGGTCGTGCCCCAGGCGCAACCCAAACATGAGCTGATCCCATGCGTCCACGAAACGCCAGGCGGCCACCTCGTCAGCCCAGAATCCATCATGCTGTGGACCTCGTAACAGATCCGGCTCGTCGGCGCTGTAGAGGGTCGCAAGGGCACCGTTGGGCCAAGTGAGGCGGCGCTTGGAAGGCTCATACTTGGGCCTGAACCAGGGCGGGCTGATCGACAGAATGCCCGACTCACCTTCGACCATGACGTCCCGGGTATCGGCGGCTGTGCGGGCAACCAGAGCCATGCGGCCACGTCGCCCCGACTGAACCTCGCCGCGCACCCATTCAGCCCCGGTGCGCGTCTTGCCGAAGCCTCGGCCGGCCAGGATAAGCCATGTGACCCACTCGTCGGTCGGGGGAAGCTGCTTCGGGCGAGCCCACCAGCCCCAGTCCCAAAGGAGGGCTTCCACCTCAGGACGTGACATCGTCTGGATGCGGCGGCGCTGCTCCGCCGCGGGGAGCAGCTTGAACCGGTCACGCCGGGACAGCTCACCCGAGCAGACGGTCATACAGCTCCTCAAGTGTCTGCGGCTTGTCATTCTCGGGGTCGTCCTTGCCTTGGCCAGCGATGACCAACCGGATCGCTGGGGCCATCGCCCGATTGGCCGCGATGCTCAGGTCGGTCACATCGTCCATGGCTGCTCGGCTCACCAGGTGCCCCGCATCGTCGGGAACATCCCTGAGCACGTGCTTCGCCCGATCCCGGGCCAACTCCGCCAGGTGTGCCGCCGTATCTGATCCGGCACGTGTCGCCCGGGCGAGGTTCGAGCCGATGGCCTTGAGTTGATCCGCGAGGCTGCGAACTGACATCTGCGAACTAAGGGGCATAAGTTCGACCGTTTTTTCAACAGAAGCCAGTTGTTGTGCTGCACTTAGTATTTCCTTCGACTGCGAACCTAGACGCTTACGAATGGCGGTGTCTGTGACCCCGAATTCTCGGCCCAGCGCCCTGGCACCTTCCCCTGCGGCATACCGACGGCCCACCTCCGCCCACTGGGAATCGGTCAGCTTGGAGGGCCGCCCCTTCGCTTTGCTCACGCTGCGGTCCCCCGGGTGGAGGGCTGAGCCTGGTCGTCAGGGTGCCGAGTATCGATCCCGTGCTCATTCGAGGCGGCATGGAGGAACTCCAGCCAATCACTGAACTCCTTCTTGCCGAAGTCTCGGGTGCGGGCGCCGAGGAGGACCATGCCGCCGTCCAGGCCCTGGGCAATGCGGAGGGCTTCCCGCTTGTAGGCTGAGGTGAGAATGATCTTCCACTCCTCAGGGGTGAGCTTCGTCATCACGCCATTGACAGGCCATTCCTTCTGCTTCGCCCAGCAGGCCAGGATGGGCCACATGGCACTGTTTTGTTCCAGGGTGCGGGATGGCTCGCTGATGGTGACTGCATAGCCGTCTGGGGACCCTTCCAGGGCACGGGCGAGGTTGCGGCGTGCGGGGTGTGGGGGAGCCGTCAGGATGAACGTCTGCTTGAATTTCATGCGGCCACCTTGGTGACGACCTTCAAGTGCCCCTCCTGCAGGAGCCAGAGGAACGTCTTGTAAACGCAATCGAGGAAGAGGATTTCCCGGTCGGCTCGGGTGAGCAGCATCACTTCGCTTCGTCCGTCCACCAGGTCGTGGCAGGTTCGGCAGAGGTAGGCCGGGATGTCGTGGGCCTTGATGCCCATTCCCTTGCCATGCCGCTGGCTGTTGCTGTGGCAGGCGACGACCTGGCCGAAGTTCTTCACGCCGCAGTGGACACATGCGGGGATTTCCCGGGCCAGGGTGAGCAGCTGGGGGCAGCGGTAGTTGCTCATGCGTCACCCTTCGGGCGGCTGCCATGAGCCCGTTCGGTGTCGGCCAGGCCCAACGCCAGCGCCCGGGCCGAGGTCAGGCCGGACTCGTGCATGATGGCGATTCGCTCCTCGAGGAGGAGATCCCACTCGGCCTGGGTACAGGTTCCAACATAGATCTCAGTACCTCGTGGTACAGGCTGGGTAAGGGTGTGGGTGAGGGGCATCATCTGGCATCCGCTAAGCATTACTTGGACCCCGCTAGAGCAATGCTTGAGTGATGCCTAAGCACTTTGTCTTCGTTTTTCCACCGGGCCGCGGCACCCGCTTGCCCGCGTTTGGTAAGCCTTTCAGCCCTTTCGATGGCCAGATCCCGCTCTCTCTCAATGCGGGTGCTGATGAGCCGAGAAGGGTCACCGGGCGAAGGTGGAAACTTGGTTCCGATGCGTTTCCAATGCTCAAGCATTGCGTTGGGATCTTCCCCGCATAGTCTTGCCAGGGTCGGGAGATCGGCCGGAATGCTGCCGTCCTTCCAGCAGCGAGCCGAGAGGGTGAACCAGCAGCCGCGGGCGGCAGGTGACCAGGCCTCGAAGTCTTCGTCGCTCAGCAGCTCAGCTGCGTACACGGGGAACCAGGGAAATGGACAGATGGCCATCAGTTCAGCCCCTTTCCAATCTCTTCGATGCGCTTGGCTGCCAGTCGGAGAGCAATCGACATCGAAGCCGAATCCTCCCGGGAGGAGGGCTCGAAGGATGCATACCCGTCCCAGCCCTGGTTGTCTGCGATCTGAATGACCACCCTGTTTTCGCATAGGACGATCTCTGCCTTTGGCGACACGTGAAGTGTCTGGTCGATCCAACGAGCCATATCGGTCTCCTGGAATGTGGCTAGGCCACGGATGGATGAAATGTGTCGGCCCAATCGGTGCCGACACGGGTTGGGATGTGGACCTCAACAGAGATCCCCTTGAGCGCTAGGCGGTGGGCCAGCACGTAGGCCGCCTCCTGCCCGGTGAAGTTCGGGTCGTTGTCGCCGAACACCATCACGGCCTTCACACCCGGGGGTGGCTCCCAGGTCTTCAAGCCGTTGGCATTCAGGGCGCTCCAGACAGGCACAGAGAAGGCCTTGGAGGCACAGATGGCCGTCTCTATGCCCTCGGCCACGCCCAAACACTCCTGAGCCCCTCCCAGGCGCACCGTGGAGCAATCCCCGAGCACCATGCGAACTGGATCAACGGCCGCCTTCCGGCCATCGGGCGTGAGGAAGGTCCGGTGGATGCCCGTGGCCTTGCCCTCGTTGGGGCGGAGCAGCGCCAGCATGGCGGGGTGGTTGCCACCGTCCACCGTGTGCTTCAGGGCCGGGTGGTAGCGCAGATCCTCGAGGACCGCAGATGGATCCCCGCAGCGACGTTCCAGGTAGAGCCAAACCGGGTCGCCCGGCTGCACCGGCCTGGCATCAGTCCATAGCTTCGTGAGGATCCGTCGCGTGTCGTCCTCGTTGCGCTTGGCCTTGCGCAGGGTCGCCTGCACCGTGCCCAGGATGGAATCCACCCAGGCAGCGGCCTGCGGGAAGGGCCAGTTCTTCAAGGTCATGAGGAGCTTCATGCCCGTGCCAGGACCGCATTGCGTGCAGTAGAACGTGCCGTCGCCCTCCAGGTCGTCCCAGCGGTAGCGGTCCTTGCCCTGACAGATCGGGCAGGGACCGTGCTCGTTCTTCAGGAAGGATTCATCCAGCCCGGCCTGAAGCAGGATGCCCCGCCACTTGCCCCGGGCGGCGATGCGAGTTTTTTCGAAGGTGATACTCATGAGGCCCTCCGGTTCCGGAAGGCGATCTGCAGGCTCTTGATCTTGCCAATCACGTGGCGCGTGGGCTCAATCAGGGGCGCCGTCTCCACCTTGAATTCGCGGGGCGGCCATTCGCCCGTCATCTCGCGGTAAAGGTGAGCCGCCCTGCCCTGCTGCTTTTCAGGGGTGCTGTGGATGCGGGCGTAGGTGGCCACCTGTGCCCAGAGGTGCGGGGCATCGGGCGCCAGCTTCTTCCCGTTCAGCGTGATCTCTTCCATCTGCCCCGGAAGGTGTTCAACCCGTGAGAGCGGCGCCGGCTCAAACCCGCATTGCACACACCGCTTGCCCATGGGCATGTAGTGGCACCTCGGGCAGGCCTTCGGTTCCTTCTCCTTGTCCTCGCGCACGGCCTTGTCAAGCTTCTCGCCGTCATCCAGCTTATCCAGCCCGTTGAAGAAGAACTCGGAGTAGTCATCGGCGAAGCGAATGATGTTGCCGCTGAAGTCCAGCAACAGGCATTCCACCTTCCCTGTCTCCGGAGAGCTACGAAGCCCACGACCCCACATCTGGATTGCGGTGGAGAGGCTCTTGCGCAGGGGTCGGCAATCGCAGACGCAGCCCACATCCGGCACGTCGAAGCCCTTGGCCAAGGCCTCCACGCTCACCAGCACGCGGATGTAGCTGTCGGGTTTCCGGTAGTCCTCCAGCAAGGCCTTGCGCTCGTCTTCGGGCGTGTCGCTGGTGAACATGGCAGCGGGTATGCCGGACTCGTTGAACTGGCGTGTGATCTCTGCGCAGTGGGCAATGGTGGCGCCGAACACGATGGTCTTCAGGCCCTGGGCCAGACGGCTCCACTCGGACACCACATCGCCCACCAGGAGTAATTCCGCCGCGGCGGCCGCATTGTCGGTCCACTCACCTCCGGAGGTCTCCGCGCCGGTCATATCGGGGCGCCGACACGAGAACACCCGCATGGGCACCAGGACGCCATTCTCTGTGAGCTGGTGCATCGTGGCGGCGTTGATCAGGTTCGTGAAGATCTTTCCCAGGCCAGGGGAGAATGGCGTGGCGGAGAGGCCCACCACCATCGCGGTGCAATCCTCGGACATCACGAAATCAACCCAGGTTTTGTATTGGGTGTGAGCCTCGTCGATCACCAGCACGTCCACCTTCGGCCAGCCGCGGCGCATCAGGGTTTGCAAGCTGGCGATCTGGAATTGCTTCTGGAGGTCCAGCCGCGGGTGATCCGCCATGATGATTGAGTGGTTGCCCATGCCGTAGCGCGTGGCCGTTTCACTGGTCTGGAGGATCAGCGTCCGGCGGTCGCAGAGGAACATAGCGCGGCGGCCCTTCTTCATTGCCTCGTTGATCACGCGGGATGCGATGTAGGTCTTGCCCGCGCCGGTGGGCGCCAGGATGAGCTGACGCCGATGGCCTTCGCGCACGCCCTGTCTCAGTGCCTCATGAGCCGCAATCTGAAAGGCCCGTGGCGTCGGGAATGCTCCCTGTTCTTCCTCGAAGAGAGGTGTCATGGCTCACCGTCCCTTCGCTTCGAAGGTGCCGTCCTTGTTCAAGGCCTCCAGCTGCTTTCCTGCCTTCTCCGCAGCCTTCATCCAGCGCTTGGCATCGGCGGCCAAGGCGTTGCACTCGGACATTTTCCCGTTCAACCGTTCCTGCAGCACGCGGTTCATGGCCGAGGAGCGGTTCAGCTCTTTCCGCATCTGAGCCAGCTTGTCGTCGGCGTCGCAGATGCGGATCATGGCCTGGAACTCTTCGTTGTTCCCGCGCGACTCACTGATCAGCTCGTCCAGTTCCTCACGCAAGGCCTTGCAGCCTGGGCAAGCCGGGAGTTTCCCCTTGGCGCCCTTCTCGGGCTTGGGCTCCTGGAACCCCTCTTTCAGGGCGGAAACATCCGTAAGCACCTTGGTTGGCTTTTCGGCTTTCGGTGCCTCCAGCGCCGCCTTGCGCTCAGGGGCAGGCAGTTGCGCCAGCTCCGATGCCTGCTCCAGGGAGACCTTCTTGGAGGCCAGGGCGGCATTCAATTCGGGGTCCTGGGCCTTCATGACCTTCTGGGTCTTGGAGGCAGTGCCAACGCTAACGCCTAGATCCTTTTGGATCTCCCGGACACTCTTGACGGGCTGTTCAATTTTGAACACCTCCGGATTCCGATCCGGACGGATCATCGCCTCGTGTGTCAGATAGATAGACACCAGATCGGCCGCCGTCATGTGCCGACGCTGCCCGTTCATGGCCCAGACGAATTTCCAGGGGTCCAGGCCCGGGGGCAGGCTGCTGTAAATCGGCCGCTTCTTGGCTTTCAAGCAGGCCTGATAGCGGTTCCATCCATCCAGGATCATGCCGTCGTGAGAGGTGATGGGGTTCAGCAGACCGTTGGCCTTGATGTCCTCGACCAGGCTGTCGAATTCCCGGCCCGTGAGGTCGAATCGCGAGAACAACGCGGAGAGGGGATGACGCTTGGGTTCCAGCGGTTTCGAGCTCATTGGGCACCCACGATCATCAGCGTGAGAAGCGCCAGGAAGCCGGCCACCAACACGAAGATCTCGCCCTTGGTAGGCCGCGAGTGCTCGAAGCAATCGCAGGTGAGATTCACGATTCGAGGCTCGAAGTCGCTATACCAGGGGCCCCTGTAATAGCCCTTGCCGCTGCATTTGTGGCAGTGGGGGTTGGGCCCGCTCATGGCAGCACCGACTGGATCGCGGCCACCAGCAGCGCCAGCGCCATCAGCGCGGCGATGACCATCGGGGCCACAGCGATGCCATCCAGGGCTTGATCGATGACAGGTTTCGGATTACGCTTGCTCATGCTCGTTCTCCTTGTGAACGGGTTGCAGGTCAGGCCCGGGTCGCTCCGGGCCTCTTGTTTTTCAGGTGGGGCATGACGAAGTGCCCACCGGACTTCGTGGGCGTGGGCGCGAGGATCTGCTGCAGTTCGGCAGCAGCCTGCTTGTCGAGCAGGGCCAGGATCGGACCTAGCATCCCCGAGGGCGGCGTGTGCTCATGCTCCAGGCTCGTCCACCGCGACCAGGTGGATTGATCGATGCCAAGGGGCATGTAGAGCGCCTTGGGGTAGAGGCCCAGGCGGAAGATTGAGCGCGAGAGCCACGCCTTGAGCGCATAAGTAGAGGGGTTGAGCACCTCGGAGTCGGAACCGATGATGTCAACCATCAGGAGACCTTCCGATGCGGGAAAATCAGCTCTTCAGCCGTGATCACGCCCTTGCAGGCTCGCTCGATCTTTTCAGCCAACTCGGGCCGAGGTCGCCGCTTCAGGTTCAGGATGTTGTAAAGATGCGCGGAGGGCGTTTTGGCTGCTTTTGCGACCTCGTCCACAGTTAGGCCAGCGGCGATGATTCGGTCCTTGAGGCTCATGAACCAAGATTATAGCGTTTCGCTAGAGATGCAAGCAAAAAGAATATATAGCGATATGCTAGGACTTGGCCACCATAGACCCATGTCCTGGGCCCAAGTTGATGTTCTCCGCTCGATGCTTGATGCCCACAAGAAGGCGACGGGGGAGACGAATGCCGATGTGGCCCAGAAGCTCGAAACCACCATAGGCACCTTGGGGTTCTGGCTGACGGGTACCCGAACGCCGAAGCGGGCGAACCTTCAGAAGCTTGCGGCATTCTTCGGATGCTCGGTCACCCGTTTCATGGATGACCCCAACCAGGAAGTGGCCGGACGAACGGCTGAAGGGAAAAGTGAGCAGCGCCGGGTTCTCGGGGGGATGATGTGGGACGGCATCATGGACGAGGGGCTTTCAGATGAGGACGCGGCCCTGCTTTTCGAAGACTTCCTCGCCAGCAAGTCCCGACTCGCCTCAATCAAAGCCAGGACCAGGTCCGCAGGCTCCTGACTGGTACGGGAGTCGCTATCCGCAGCTGAATGATCTTGAACGTATGGCTGAGGACATGGGCGCCGGTGTCATCTGGACCCGGGCCGGGCGGGCATGCTTTTGGCCCGGCGATGATGAGCACGCGCCGGCCATCTTCGTGCCCATCTCGGTGGGGCCCCTCGAAAAAATATGGTTACTTTGCCACGAGCTGGGCCATCTGGTGCTCCACGATGGCTATGCGGGCCCGCTGCAGTGGAACCGCCAGGAATCGATGGCGGAGCGCTGGGCCGCCTGCACGATGATCCCCGAGCAGCGCATCCGGGCACACGACAACGCCAGCCTTGATGCGCTGATTGCGGCGCTGTCGGCTCACTACGAGGACATCCCTTTAATCGACTGTCCGGCGCGGTACCTTGCAGCCAAGATCGCCCGAATCCGATTGGCCCATTTCATGGAGGTAAGCGCCCATGCCAGTTGACCCAACCTGCCCTCACTGCGGTTCGAAGACTACCCAAAGCGTAGTCATGCTCGTCCAATCTGGAACCACGGTGCGGAGGACTACCGGCGTGGCTGCAGGTGGGCTCGGCAAGCGGCGCGGTGGCGGCGTCCACAGCAGCACGTCCATCACGAAAAGCGGTCTGGTGTCCAGCTATGCGATTCCACAACGGCCCCAGGGATTCGTCTTCATTGTGGGGATGTTGGTGGGGGTTGTCGCCTCGCTCACGCTCATCCTGGCCATCGTGGGCATCCCGCTGGCCATCTATTGCTACAAGCAGTTCATGAAGATGCCGGCCAGGGTGCAGACATGGAAAGAAGAGATGGAGCGTTTCTATAACCTATGGGTCTGTAAAAAATGCGGACACGAATGGACCCCTGAAGTCACCTAGCGGCATCTATCGCGGCTTGACCTGACCAGCCCTGATTCGTCGGGGCTTTTCTTTGGCCAAAAATAAATTCATCAGGGGGGCTTTACCGACCCATAGCAAAACGCTATGCTTTGAATGTTCTGCAACGGACCTCCCACAACCCACCACCATGGAGCGACACATGGCAGTCCGAACCACAGAGCAGTGCGCACCCGATCACCTGCGCGAGCTCGTCTCTCAACTCACACGGCTGGTCACCGATCAGCCCACCACGGCGGAGCTGGAAGAGGCCCTTACCCAGATGGTGCCTTCCATCAGTCACGTCCTGCGCACCTGGATCAACAGTCGCCATCTCATCCAGGCGAATGCCCACCAGGCTGCCGAGTTTCAGGACCGTCATGCCGCCGTTGCCGCTGTGGTCACGGGGCTGAACCAGAAGGCAGCAATGAGGGCCTACAGGATCCCGGTGGAGACGGAAGGGGAAAAGGAGGAGCTCGACCGCATCGAGAATGCCCACGTCCACGCTGGCTTCGGCCCCTGCCTCGACATGATCCAGCGGAGGCCCGCGTGACTGCCGTCCTCGAAGGCATCATCGTCTCCGCAGAAGAGGGCATCGGTGGCCTGGTCACAATTCAGGACCGCAAGCCGGTGGAGATCTTCACCACGCCGGGCGTTGTGGCCGCGCTACTGGAAATGGTCAGCACCGCGGCGCTGGACTTCACGCCCGACCTCACCACAGACAAGGGCCGGAAGGAGATTGCCTCCCGTGCTTTTCGCGTGGCCAAGACCAAGACCTACCTGGACGACCTGGGCAAGGAAGAAGTGGCGCGGCTGAAGGATCTTCCCCGCCAGATCGACGCGGGCCGCAAGACCCTGCGCGATGGCTTTGACCTGATCCGGGATGCCACCCGCCAGCCCCTCACGGATTGGGAGGCCATTCAGGAGCGCATCGAGGCCGAGAAGAAGGCCGCCGAAGCAGCCGCTGCTGTCCAGCGCCAGGTCGAGAATGATCACGAGCTGGGCCTCCTGCTGAACGAGGTCTTCGACCGCAAGCGGGAAGACGCGCGGAAGGCCAAAGAGCAGGAGCAGAAGGACCGCGAGGAGCGCATCGCCAAAGAGGCGCGGGAGAAGGCTGAAGCCAGGGCCAAGGCCGACCTGGAAGCCGCCGCTCGCCGCGAGGAAGAGGCTGCGCTGGAAGCTCTCGCCGCCACGGCCCGCTTGGAGCAGGAGAAGAAGGATTCCGCAGAGCGTGAAATCCGGGCCAGGGAGGAAGCCGCAGCCGCAGAACGCAAGCGCCAAGCAGATGAGCAGGCCCGCGTTGATGCCGAAACCGCCAAGCGCACCGCTGACGTAGAGCACCGCCGCAAGTTCAACACCGAAGCCCTCGCAGACATCCACACGGCCACCTTGGGCCTGATCGACCGGGAAGACGTCGCCAAGGCGATTCTCACGGCCATCGTCCAGAGCAAGGTCCGCCACGTCTCAATCGCCTACTGAGGAACCCTATGACCACCGAAGCTGAAATTCTCCCGCTCGAAGCTACCGGCACTGAACCGGCCCTGCTGGTGACCCGCCCCGCGGTATCCTCCCCCTCTCCCACACCCATGGGCCTGATCGAACTGGCCATGCAGCAGGGCTCTGCCATCGATCTGGACCGCATGGAACGGCTTATGCAGATGCAGGAGCGCTGGGATAAGGAAGTAGCCCGTAAGGCCTTCCTGGCCGCCATGGCTGAATTCCGTGCCAATGCTCCCGAGCTTCGCAAGGACTCCAAGGTGGACTTCACCAGTTCCAAGGGACGGACCAACTACAACTACGCCGATTTGGAGGAGGTCTCCATTCCAATCGGGCGTGTCATGGGGCCCCTTGGCCTCTCGTTCCGATGGGACGTTAAAACAGAGGGTCAGAAAATCATCGTGACCACGATTCTCCAGCACCGTGATGGCCATTCTGAACAGCTAGTCATGCCTCCGGCGCTGCCAGACGACTCCGGCAACAAGAACTCCATCCAGGCCGTGGGTTCCACCGTCACCTATCTGGAGCGGTACGGGCTGCTAGCCATCACCGGCATGGCTGTGAAGGGTGAGGACACCGATGGACGGGTGCCCAAGGCCCCAGACATGCCCAAGGATGCCTACGAGGATCACCTAAAGGCCATCGCTGAGGCTAAGGACACGAAGGCGCTGTCGGACGCCTTTAACGCTGCCTACAGCAAGACCAAAGACCCCGACACCAAGAAGGCGCTCCTGGCCGCCAAAGACAGGCGTTTCGCTGACCTCAAGAAAGGAGCCTCCAAGTGAAGATCATCGAATGCATCCAGGGCACGGACGAATGGAAGGCCGCTCGCGCCGGGAAGGTCACTGCCTCCAAGATCCCCGACGTCATGGCGAAGCTGAAAACCGGAGGCGAGGCCTCCGCGCGCCGGGACTACCGCCTGCAGCTCGTCTGCGAAATCCTCACGGGCCAGCCTTCCGAGCGGGGCTTTGTCTCCGCTGAGATGAAGTGGGGAACCGAGCAGGAGCCCTTCGCTCGTGCCGCCTACGAGGTCCGCAAGGGCTGTCTCGTGGATCAGGTGGGCCTGGTCATCCATCCCACGATCGAGCGTGGCGCTGCCTCACCTGATGGCCTCACCCTGGACCAGGGGATCGAAGACGCCCTGCTGTCCGGTCTGAATGAGGATGAGCAGCAGAAGATGCGTGCCATCTGGGCCAAGGGCGGCATGGCCCCTTGTGAGGGTCTGGTTGAAATCAAGTGCCCGAAGACCGCCACCCACATCGGCTACCTCCGTGCTGGCGTCGTTCCCTCAGACTACCAGCCGCAGATGCTCTGGCAGATGGCCTGCACGGGCGCCCAGTGGTGCGATTTCGTGAGCTACGACCCGCGCCTGCCTGAGAATCTCCAGCTCTTCGTAGTGCGCTTCAAGCGCGACGAGGCGCGAATCGCTGCCATGGAGGCAGAGGTGGAGGCCTTCCTGCACGAGGCGGATAAGGATGTTGCGGAGCTGAGAGGCCTGGCCGCATGACGCACAAGACTAAATCCCCCCCCCCTCATCAAATGGCGCACAGCCGACCTCGGACACTCTGCTCACCGTCGTGGGAAGTGCCTCGGATCTGCCTGGGAAGCCAACGGCAAATTCTGGTGCTACGTCCTTCGCATGGAGCAGACCTTTGGCCCTTTCAGGTCACGGGAGCAGGCCATGTCTGAGCTGGAAGCGCGGTGCCCCGCATGAGCGACTTCAAACTCTCCGCCGCGAAGATGGCCGAGCGCCTCCGCCTCATGGCGAAATACAAGAAGCAGGCCCAGGAAGAAGGACGCGAGTTCGTTGAACTTCCCGTCGATGACCTCTTCAATGCAGGCGACCAGGCCGCGCTGGATCTCTATGAGCGCGAGCTGGCTGAATACACCGGCCAGCAGCGGCTGCCGCTCGATCTAGCGATGTAAACCAACCACCCAGTTTGGAGGCTTTGTGACCATCTGCGCAGCCAGGAGCCTGCCCATCATCTTCGACGCTGAAGCGTGCGAGCTGTCGATCCTCTACGACGAAACGCAGGCATGGCTTCGCGAGGGCCTGGCCCAACGCTGCAACTACACCCGTCAGGAGCTGCATGCCGAGGTGAAGGTGATGTTCCGCACGATGCTGAGGGACTGCGGGGTGGCTGCGTGACCCGCGAGTCGCTGGAGCTGCGAGAAAAGCGCCGTGAGTTGTCCGAGCTTGAGGCCTCCAAGGACTCCGGAGGAGCGCTTTACGACGCCATGCATCAATCCCTGCTGGACGACATTGCAGAGCTGGAGGGCCAGCCCATGCCAGTTCAAGCACTTCCCGAAACAAAACCGGCTCCGGAGACGCCCATGCCGAAGATCGCTATCAACCAGCCCGATCCCGCCAAGCGTGTGGCCCATCTGATGGAGAAGATCCACGCAGCCGCCAAGAGTGGGGAGAAGCTCTACTGGGCTCAACAGGAGGTCCGGAAGCTCTGTGAGGTCCATGGGCTGGACGTTCCTCCGGAGGCCGCCAAGGTGACCGTAGGCGCTTCTGGCGGCAAGCATCAGGCCCCCGCCAAGAAGACCGTGGCTCGACCTGGCCGGGTGGACGAGAATCCGACGCCGGCGCCGAGGGTCGTCCACGAAGCCCCGGAACCCACGCCAATCCTGGTGACGGTGGTGGAAGGAATCCCCGCCCTGTCATCTCTGCGCTCCCAGGCCTTATCCCTTCTCGCCATCCTGGATCGTTGCTCGCCGGATGAGGCGGCCTATGCCAAGAAGGAGCTGGCCGTCATCTCGGAAATCATGGACCTCGCCTTCTCGCTGGTGAGCAGGAGGGTGGCGTGATGGCGAAGCTCGAAGCCACCATCAATCTGCTACACCTTCCCGAAGTGATGCGCACCCAGGCCATGATGCAGGAGGTCATGCCGGTGGTCTCCGACATGATGCACGACCATGATGCCTGCGCTCAGGTCAGAGGCATCAAGTGCTGCCCATGTCGCTTCTGCCGAGCGGTTCGAGCCTGGGTTACGCCCGTGGCTGCTGGGACCATCCAGTTCTGCGCATCGATCAACGAAAACGAACCCCCTACCTAAGGAGCGGCCATGGGCTTGCTTGGATCTCTTTTCAAAGTCGATGGCCGCGCTGTTGGCCCCGCCCTCTCCAGGGGGAAGGCTCAGGAAGTGGCCGCTTGGCTGGAGCAGTCGTGGTCTGAACTCTCACCCATCCTTTCCCAAGGTGCCCTATGAACGCCCGCAAACCCAAAACCCAGATCGTCACCCAGGTCCCAGAACTGGCGGCCTTCGATCGATCCCCACTTCCCCGCATGGGCTTCACCGTGGAGGAGCTGGCGGAGATCCTCAGCTGCGGCCGCACGACCATCTACGAAACGATGGAGAAGTGGAAGGTGAAGGTCTTCTACGTGGGCCGGAAGCCGCTCGTCTCCCCGTGGGAGCTGGAGCGCGTGATTCGTGAGCAGGAGAAGACGGCAGCTTAGTGTCTGCGGTTCCCGAGGAGTGAACCCATGAAGTCAGCCACATCAAGGGTTCGCACTGATCTTTCAGCGAGGCATGCATGGCGTTTTGGGACTACTACTTTGTCATCGGATGCGTGTTTTCTGGCTACGTCCTTGGCCGCATGCACGAGCAGGGGCACGAGCACTGGAAGAACACAGCGGTCGCGGTACTCGCTGGGTTGCTGTGGCCCGCATCTCTTGCCTATGGCGTGTATCTCGCTCACTTCAAGCGTTCGTGAAGGAAAGCCATGTCTTGGGATAACCCAACCCCTCCGAGCGTCACGGTCACGGTGCAGGACAAGCCAGTTCTCTATCTACCTGATGGGAGCCAAGTGACCATCAAAAAGCCTGTCGGGTTTGCCAACCATCCCGCAGTTCCACCACTCACTCGGCGCAAGCCGTAGCTGTCCACATTCACACCCCATCGCCCAGGAGGGCACATGGAAATCAACCTGACGAAAACCGAGTTTGATGCTCTCAACGAGAAGGCCCGTTTGGTCAGCACCCAAGCCGCTCAGGATGTGCTGGCCGAGCGCCGCAGACAGGTGGATGAAGAGGGCTGGGACGCGGATCACGACGATGAGCACGACGAGGGAGAGCTTGGCATGGCCGCAGCCTGCTACGCGATGGAGGGCGCAAGCAACCTCACGCTCGCGGGCGACGAAGGCGAACCCCCGTCAATGTGGCCTTGGGACGAAGAGTGGTGGAAGCCGAGCCCGGAGCCCCGGCGCAACCTCGTCAAGGCCGCTGCCCTGATCCTCGCTGAAATCGACCGACTCGACCGCCAGGCGTGAGCCTGCCCAGGAGGTCCAATGCCCTGCCGCTTCGATAAAAAGTCCTGCATCCGCGAGGGATGTTCGGAGTGGGAGTGTGCCTACCTCAAGACACCCGAGGAATGCCAGCACTGG